CAGCTTATGCGGATAGGAGGGTCAAGTAGCCTAAAGGAGAAATACAATGGCTGAACAAACTTATCCCGGTACAGTTGGCGGCGGGTCAATCGTCAACAAAACAGCAGCAGACAAGTTTATTCCAGAAATCTGGAGTGACGAAATTATTGCTGCTTTCCAAAAGAACTTGAAGATGGCACCTCTTGTCAAGCGTCTTGCTATGACAGGAAAGAAGGGTGACTTGATTCACGTACCTAAGCCCATTCGTGGTGAAGCAAATGCTAAAGTTCAAGACACTGCTGTTACTATCCAAGCAAATGTTGAGACTGAGTTGCAGATTACTATTGATCGACACTTTGAGTACTCACGTTTCATCGAAGATATCGTAGAAGTACAGGCTCTGTCCTCTCTGCGTCAGTTCTACACTGAAGATGCTGGCTATCAGTTGGCTCTTACGGTTGACACTGACCTGATGAATGTTGCTACTGGTTTTGGTAATGGTACTCGTACTACTGCGCCGACTGATGGTGCTAGCTGGGTCAACACTAACAGCTACTATGTAGATGCTGCTAACGGTCTTGCTACGTTTGCTGCTGACACTGTTGCATCTGGTGATAACTTTACTGACCTTGCGTTACGTGAAGCTATCAAGTTGATGGACGATGCTAACGTACCTATGGACAACCGTTGCTTGGTGATCCCACCTGCTGCGCGTAAGTCTATTATGGGTATTGATCGCTACGTGTCTTCTGACTTTGTTGGTGGACGTGGTGTCGAGTCAGGATTGATTGGTAACTTGTACGGTGTAGATGTATACGTTTCTAGCAACGCTCCTATCTTGGAGACTGCTGCTCAAAACGGTGCTGTACAGGTTCGTGGTTGTTTGTTCTTCCACAAGGACGCTATCGTTCTTGCAGAGCAAATGGCTGTACGTAGCCAAACACAGTACAAGCAGGAGTACTTGTCTACTCTGTACACTGCTGACACTTTGTACGGCATTCAAACCTATCGTCCAGAAGCGGGCTTTATTATCGCTATCGCTGACGAGTAAGCTATACCGGGGGCTGCAATGGCCCCCTTTTATTTAAGCATCTTAGATTAGGGTGTTTAACTAAAAGACACAACGAATAGGAAAACCTTATGTCTAACTATGTAAAATCCACAAATTTTACTGCTAAAGATTCTTTACCTACAGGTGATGCCAATAAGGTTATTCGTGGTTCAGAGTTTGATACAGAATTTAATGCTCTCCAAGTATCTAGCGCAACCAAAGCAAACTTAGGATCACCTACGTTTACTGGCACAGCTACGTTTGATAATGTTACTGTTACAGGGACTGCTGATTTATCTGCTGCATCTGTTACAATTGATATTAACGGTGGAACAATTGACAACTCTGTTATAGGAGGCACAACACCGGCTGCTGGTACGTTTACTTCTTTAGTCGCTACTACAGCAGACATTAACGGAGGAACGGCAGACAACGTAGCCATAGGCGCTACAACACCTTCTACAGGTGTATTTACTTCTTTAGTTTCTGCAACGGCAGACATTAACGGTGGCACTATTGATGGTGCTGTTATTGGTGGCTCTACTCCAGCAGCGGGAACTTTTGCGGCTGTTGTAGGAACTACAGGAACATTTTCAAGTGCTGTATCAGGTACTACAGGTACGTTTACAGGCGCTGTCTCAGGCACTACAGGTACATTTTCAGGGGCTGTCACAGGCTCTAACTTAAACGTCTCTAACTGGGATACAGCTTACGGCTGGGGTAACCACGCAACAGCAGGGTACTTAACCAGTGTAGCCTTCAGTAATATTGATGCTGGTGCTGTTACTACTTCTAGTGAAACATTTACTACTAGTGATACTCAGCTTCCAACTAATGCTGCTGTTCGTAGTTTTATGGTAAATGAATATCCTACTATTGTTGAAATTAACGACTTAAGTGCTGCTGTTGTTTGGACTACTGTTCCTGACGCATACATTAGTGCTTCTTCTGTCAATCAACACGTAACACTAGAAAAAGCCACACAAACCAAAACGTACACTAACGGTGAAACATCTACTATTACGTTGTCTGAAGCCATTACGTCTGGCGCTCCTGTTGTTTCTGTTACCAAAGAAGTCCCACAGACAGGGCTAACTGATAACACTTGGGATGTTGCTTCTAATGGCGCTAACTACGACTTTGAAGACACTGCTTACGCAACAACTCTGACGCCTAGTGAAGCCTCTGCTGACGGTGTATTTACGTTAGGTGCTGGGTCTTTTGCGGCGGACGATGTAGGTAAAATTGTTAGTGGTAACGGTGGTACTGCTGTAATTATTAATGTTGACGGTAGCTACAACCTACTAACAAACTTTACTGACACATCAGCAATTGCTTCTGGTAGTTGGACTCTTAAAGAGTTAGTTGTAGATGGGGATGCTACAGGCATTGCGTTGTCTTCAGGTACGGATGAAGAAGGCGGGGTTGTGTATGCCCTTAGAAATGCTGTTTACACAGGAGCTAGCTTTAGTGTTACTCAAGAGACATCTCCTCGTGGAGTAGCTTTTAACACCGACGGCACTAAGATGTACGTAATTGGTACTGCTAGCGGCTCAGTTCACCAATATACCCTAAGTACTGCTTTTGATGTAAGTACAGCTAGTTACGACTCAGTTAGTTTTAGTGTTACTAGTCAAGATGTATTGCCTCTTGGAGTAGCTTTTAACACTGCTGGCACTAAGATGTACATGATAGGTTTGGATAACAAATCAGTTTTCCAATACACCTTAAGCACTGCTTTTGATTTAAGTACTGCTAGTTATGATTCAGTTAGTTTTAGTGTTAATAGCCAAGCTACAGCGCCTTATGGATTCACTTTTAACACTGATGGTACTAAGATGTACGTTGTTGGAGACACTACCGACACAGTTTACCAATACTCCTTAACTACTGCCTTTGACTTAAGCACAGCTAGTTACGACAGTGTTAGCTTTAGTGTTGCTAGTCAAGAAACAGGGCCGACAGAAGTAGCTTTTAACAATGACGGTACTAAGATGTACGTTGTTGGTTATAGTAACGACACAGTTTACCAATACTCCTTAACTACTGCCTTTGACTTAAGCACAGCTAGTTACGACAGTGTTAGCTTTAGTGTTGTTAGTGAAGCTACAACTCCTTATGGAATAGCTTTTAACACTGATGATACTAAGATGTACGTAGTTGGTACTACTAGCGGCTCAGTTTACGAATACTCTTTAGACCCCCTGTTTAATTTAAAAGCTGCGGATTACATGGGTAATAGCTTTAGTGTTGCTAGTCAAGATACAAATCCCAGTGCAGCAATTTTTAACAACGATGGCACTAAGATGTACATGGTTGGTACTTCTACCGACTCAGTTCACCAATACACCTTAAGTACTGCTTTTGCAGTAAGCACAGCTAGTTACGACAGTGTAAGCTTTAGTTTTGCTAGTCAATCGTCAAGTCCTCGTGAAGTAGCTTTTAACACTGATGGTACTAAAATGTACATGATTGAGTTTAGTAACGACTCAGTTTATCAATATAGCCTAAGCACTGCTTTTGACTTAAGTACAGCTAGTTACGACTCTGTGAGCTTTAGTGTTGCTAGTCAAGATGGACTTCCTCTTGGATTCACTTTTAACACTGATGGTACTAAGATGTACGTTGTTGGTTTTACTAACGACTCAGTTTTCCAATATAGCCTAAGCACTGCTTTTGATTTAAGCACTGCTAGCTACGATAGTGTTAGTTTTAGTGTTGTTAGTCAAGATTCAAATCCTCGTACAGTAGCTTTTAACACTGATGGAACTAAGATGTACGTTGTTGGTTATGATAGCGTCTCAGTTCACCAATATAGCCTAAGTACTGCTTTTGATTTAAGCACTGCTAGCTACGATAGTGTTAGTTTTAGTGTTGCTGGTCAAGATGGAAGTCCTGATGGATTAGCTTTTAACAATGACGGCACTAAGATGTACGTTGTTGGTAACAATACCCGATCAGTTTTTGAATACGAAATGGCCGGTGCCTTTAGTCTAAAGACTGTTGAGTACAGTGGAGATAACTTTAGTATTGCTAGTCAAGATACACAGGCTCAAGCAGTAGCTTTTAACGCTGATGGTACTAGTATGTACATGGTTGGCTTTGTTAACGACACAGTTTTCCAATACACCTTAAGCACTGCTTTTGATGTAAACACTGCTAGTTATGCCAGTAAGTCTTTTAGTGTTGTTAGCCAAGATACTTCTCCAAATGGATTAGCTTTTAATAACGACGGTACTAAGATGTACATCCTTGGTTATGTTAACGACACAGTTTACCAATACACCTTAAGTACTGCTTTTGATGTAAGTACTGCTAGTTACGATAGTGTTAGTTTTAGTGTTACTAGTCAAGATACAAGTCCTTTTGGACTAGCTTTTAACAGCGACGGTACTAAGATGTATATGGTCGGTCGAAATAACGACACAGTTTTCCAATACACCTTAAGCACTGCTTTTAACGTAAGTACTGCTAGTTATGACTCTGTGAGCTTTAGTGTTGGTAGCCAAGACTTAAACCCCTTTGACTTAGCGTTTAACCCTTCTGGTACTAAAATGTACATAGTAGGTGTCAGTAACGACAAAGTTTTTCAATACAGCCTAAGTACTGCTTTTGATTTAAGCACAGCTAGTTATGATAGCGTTAGCTTTGATGTTAATAGTCAAACTGGCAGCCCTTATGGACTAACTTTTAACAACGATGGCACTAAGATGTACATTGTTGATGAGAGTGGCAATAAGATTTTCCAATACAACGTAGGCTCTAATCTAACCCAAACACCTGTTGTTTATTCTTCTGACTACGCTGTAGCTGTTACAAACAGTGGTGGTCAAATTAACACTACTTACTGGGCTGACATAAACAGCACAACAGCAACTGAAGTTGTAGGCACTGGAGAGGTGTACTACGCCTATTCTACAGACGATCACGTTACTTGGAAGGTTATCCATAACACTAATGGCCAGCGTTCTATCGTTAGAGATAACAGTGGTACGTGGCAGTACAACAGCAATGGTACTTACGGCTCAGAGACTTGGGCTAATGCTACAACTAACACAGAGTTTGCGGCACTGCGTGAGGCTATGGAGGGTGCTGTTGGTGTTATTAATACGTTCAACGTAAACACTGGTAGTTATTCTCAAAGCCTATCAATATCAGGTCAAGACACGCAGCCATACGACATAGAATTTAATACAAACGGAACTAAAATGTTTGTTGTTGGCAATAACGGAAATGACATAAACGAGTATACATTATCTGCTGCATTTAATGTGTCAACCGCATCTTTCGTAGATAGCTTTAGCGTTGCATCACAAGACAGTATTCCTGTTGGTCTTTCTTTTAATTCTGACGGAACAAAAATGTTTGTAGTAGGTAATGTTGGTCAAGATGTAAATGAATATACATTGAGTACTGGTTTTGATGTTTCTACTGCCACTTTTGTAGATAGTTTTTCTGTGGTTTCACAAGATACAAGTCCTCACGGTTTAACCTTTAATGCCGATGGAACTAAAATGTTTGTTGTTGGCAATAACGGTCAAGATATAAATCAATATACACTTTCTACAGGATTTGATGTGTCAACCGCTTCTTACTCTCAAAACTTTTCAGTTTCTTCGCAAGAAACAAACCCAATAGCAATGGCATTTAATTCTGATGGAACTAAAATGTTTGTCGTTGGGCATACTAATGATTCTGTTTATCAATATACTTTAACAGTTGGTTTTGATTTAAGCACAGCAAGTTATTCAAATAATTTGTTGTCCGTTGCTTCACAGGATACAGCACCTTCAGGAATAGCTTTTAATACAGATGGAAGTAAGATGTTTATTACAGGTGCAACAAATGATTCAGTGTATGAGTACACAATAGGCTCAACATCCTACGCAAACCAAATGGATGGCACTCAGATGGATGCAGTAGCAGATGCAAACCATTTAACATTAGCTAACTCATTAGACTTTATGATTGCTCTGAAGAATGCGGACAGTACTAGTACATCGCCCACGTCTGATGGTGTTGCTTTGAACTACGATGCCAACGTTTTAAACCAAGGGGCTGTGTTAGGTACTGATTATAACTGGGACTTTCCTTCTAGTACTTCTGTCAGGCTAACAAGCCTTGGCGCTTACAACCTTAAAGTGAGGATTATCTAATGGCAAAGCGTACCGCAGAAGAATTAGAAATAGCCGTTAAGGAATGGGAACGTTCTCAACTTAAAGTGTCCATGCGTCAGGCTAGGTTAGCTTTGTACAACCAAGGGCTTTTAGAGTCTGTTGATACACAAATTGCTACGTTAGATGAGCCTGCTAAAACATTGGCCGGTATTGAGTGGAGACATTCAGACACTATAGAACGAGTGTCTCCTCTTGTTGCTACCGTGGGGGCTGCTTTAAACTTATCCGACGAGCAGCTTGATGACTTATTTGAGTTAGCAGCTACTCTGTAATGGACAACGTGGGAAATGACGTTATGATGGATAACCGTCTTGACCGCATTGAGCAGAAGCTGGATAAGCTGACTGAAGCGGTATCTCAGATTGCACGTGTGGAAG